GATGCAAGAAGAAGCTGCTGAAGCTAAAAAAAGACTAGCTCCTCCAAAAAGAAAATTCATGGATATCTTTTTAGATGATAATGATGTAAACGAGAAGGCAATCATCGGTTTTATATCATTTGCTTTGATGACTATATTTGGTATATGTGATCTAGTAACAGCTTTCGCAGGACAAGATCTGGTAATATCAGACACCATCTACACATCATTTGTTGTAGTTACATTAGGTGCATTTGGTATATCAGAAGCAGGCAGAGCCTTTGGCAAGTAAGGAAAAATAAATGGCCGATACAGACAGACCTACAAGACCATTACCACAAGGTGGTGGAAACAAGAAGTTGATGAATGATGTTATTC